TAGAAAAGAGATACTGTGATCACATCGATTCAGCAATACAACGTGGACAATTTGTTTTAGGTGACAGACGTTCATTCTATTATGATTACGCATCACTAAAGACAGGAGGCTGAGATGGCGATAAAAGGTTCTATACTTAAATTCTCTGATGCACCTTCAATTGACCAGAGATGGAAAGAAAGCACCGGTGCTGCTGAAAAGATACAAAACTTTCGTATTGACCCCAGTGGTGACGGCTGGCTTGCAGACAGAGGTTTGGAACCTTGGTATGACTATGGTGGCGATACTGTTTTAGGACCTGACACTACACCCTATTGGGATAAAAAAGTAGATTCTCAGTTTATTTGGACCAAACAGAGCACCGGTCAGACTTACCACTTTGTAGAGCAAGAAGGAACACTTTACTACTTGTGGGGAAACAAAGGCAATCCAACCATATCAAACTATTGGCGTGATGCTGTTATCATTGCAACAGGTAGAAGAACAAGAAAGGTCGGAGATCCTGGCACACAATATGTGCCTTATGGTGACAGACTACTTATTCTAAATGGCTACGACAAACCGATTTGGTTCTATGGTGATAATCGCTTTAGAGACTTTGGCTTTTTGTTGCCTTCTCCTTCACCAGATGTAATTGACGTCAATGTAACTTATGCTACCACAAGCGACCTAACTGACGGTATTCCAAGACCTACATTCGGTAATTCTAGACCAATCGGTTTAGGTGACACAGGTAATTCTGATGAGAACAGATTTTCTTACAGAATGTCTTTTGTAAGTGACACCGGTTCAGAATCACCGCTAGGTGCACCCTCTTTTGTTAGTTGGACAAATACTGCCACATATAACGCTAAGCGTGGTGTTTTCCTTATTGATGTTCCAACCGGTAAACAAGGTATTGTTGCTCGTAGAATTTACAGAACAAGAAACCTTCGCTCTTCTACTTCTGATGTGGAACAAAATTACTACCTTGTCAGACAGATTGATGATAACAGTTGCACATCATTTATCGATGTCATTCCTGATTCCTCACTAGTTACACCTGGACCGGCAATAACTGACAGTGAAAAAATATCTACTACTTATCAGTTTGGTGAATCTTGGAATAACAGACTTTGGCTAGGCGGCGGCCCTGACCATCCAACAAGAATCATCTATTCAGAAGCAGGCTTTCCTGAGCAGTTCGGCACATTTAACTACTTTGATGTAGGCTCTTCATCTGGTGGACATATCACTGGACTTTATTCTTTCTACAACAGTTTATTGGTCTTAAGAGAAAAAGCAATCGACATTATTCGTCAAGGTCCACAAGGTCTAACAATTTCTCAGCTTACACCTGATGTTGGAACTACTGCCTCGAATACCATTTGCTTGGTGCCTGGTGTGGGTGTGGTTTTCCTTAACAAAGACGGACTTTATGCAGCAACTGGTGGCTTGGAAGGTGGTTCTGTCGTATCAGTGGTAAAGATCTCTGATACTATCGGCAAGGCCATACAGTCTATAAACATTCCAGCTCTACCTAATTGCACAGCTGCTTATTCTAAGAAAGAAAAAGAATATTGGCTGCACTATGTACGTAAAGGTGAGACTGTTCCAACACGCGGAATTGTTATCCACACTTACAACAAGTCATTCTCATTCAGAGGTGCAAACAACAAAGACGACGAATATCTCTGGTCATTTACTACTATTCAGACAGATCCTGATGGTAACTTTATTTTAGGAACAAGACCTGATTGGCGTCTGGCTAACGGTACACCTTCTAATCCAACAACTACTTCAGCTATTGGATCTCTGGTCGGATTACAAGTTTGGTCAGGTGCAAACTACTGGGGTAAGACACTGACAGCCGGTCCGGATCTTGGTCAAGGAAACAGGCTGTACACCGGTGCAGTAGGGCCTTTACAAGAAAACATCTGGGAATCTAACTGGATGAACTTTGGTGATGCTGCTGACAAACACCGTGTCTTCTCAGTTGAAATGGAGATGGTATCTTACGGTGACAACTTGGTCTATCTAGACTGGGGTTATGACTACGATATTACTTGGAATCCAGCTGGTGGACAAAAGGTATCTAAACCTGAGGTAATATTTACCGCAAACGAAGATCCTGTTTTTGGTCCGGCAGATGCAACAGTAACTAAGTCTACTTTCCAGATTGGTCAAGATCAATTACGTAGTGGAAGAATTGTTGTTATCAGATGGGATGTAAATACAAAATTGGTAGAAAACTTCCGATTCCGCGTTAGACAACCTGACGGTAAGCCATTCCACGTGCTTGGCTTTAACATCAACTACAACACATCAGATCAGGCACCTCTCAATCAGAGAACCCGTTTACAAAGAGGACAACCCTACTAATGGCTAAAACATTTACAGATAAACCGCTGCATCAGTTTGACCAAGTTAAGACTGATAACATTACGGCAAACCTTGATAAGTACTTGGATGAATTTAACGGTGGCTTAGATTCTAACAATATGCCTGTTGAGAGAATTACACAAGATCACATTAAACTACCTACCAATCCAGGTGCAACTGGTGGACCTGTTATAAAGAATTCTATTATCTTTGAAACACAGGCTTATCACGAAACTTACAGAACCTACAATCAATCTGGTGGCGCATCAGACATTTACGATCCTGTTCTTGTGGTAGATCCAGATTCAGACTTTTGGTCAGCAGGTTTTAACAGATTGGCTGAATTAGATACTGCTGGTGGCTTTGATAATTTCCCACTACAGTTTGATGCCAAAGAAGGAATGCTTATTGGTTGTGCTGTTGTTGATTGGGAACACGGCAACGATGTTTATGATGTAACCGCAGGACCAAGAGGACGTGGTAATGGTTGGTGGACTGAATTACAAGTCTATGTAAACAATGTTGGTGTTGTCCGAACAGGTAGAATTTATCCAAGACGACACACCACCCAGATTCCTTTTGCCGTACCTTGTGGTTCACAACCCATTCAGATTGATGTTCGTGTAAAACTAAACAACTGGTTTGTAGCGGGTGCTCCATCACTACAGGGACATGCCACAGAATTCAAAGTTTTCAGTGCCAGAATCTGGTGTAGAAACCAATATCGATAAGGAGAACTAATGGCTATCGTAAAAAACAATTTATTTGAAGACGGAGATATTCCAACAGGTGCTGAGCTAAATCAACCTTATGATGATGTGGCTACTGCTTCAGGTGCTTTAGATCCTCAAAACACAGCAGATAACTGGATTACTATTGCTCATGTTCTTGATCCAAATGCTTTCAACCAGATCTACGACTTTGTTTATGACGGACAAACAGCTGATAACATCAATTCAACTTCTTATGTACCAATTCAGAATGTTGCTCCAAACTACAGCGAAGTTATACTAAACTATCAGCCTGAGCAATATGAAGTACTTCGTGTAGAATGTTCCGGATTGGTAACAACCAATGAAGCAGAAGCGACTTATGATGCAGCAGCCCTTCCTCCTAATGGAGATCGGAACTACTACGCATTTAGACTTTCTCTTTTCTATAATGATGGCGGTCCTACCTCTCAGTTAACACTAGGCGAATGGGGTTATTCATTTACTTCCATGGCAGGTGGAACAAGCAGATATTGGACAACAAATAATGGACTTCCAAATGAAACCGGTGTCCCACTTGCTTATCAAACTTTCCAGTTTTCTGCACTTTATATAGAAAATGCTGGTGTGGGTAGAACTTTAGAGAAAATAGAACTACAAGCTAAGGTAAACTATTCAGGTAATACTTTGGCAGTCGGAAGAAATAACATTGTTGCAGTGAGGGCTAGAAGATAATGGCTTACGTAAAACCAAATTTAATTCCCAGTGCTGGTGCTCTAGATCATTCAGATATCGACGGCAATGATGAAGCACTAAAAGAATATGTCAATCAGGGTATCAATGTCAATGACTTTGGTACAAATATATTTGGAACAGAAGAATTCCAATTAGGTGACTATCAGCCTATTACACAAGAATATCGTTTCGTCAGTGGAATAGCAACCGGTTATGCTACTGATGATAAAGAAAGTTCTCGTGCATATTGGACTAACACAATTAAAAAGGCACGTCTGAATGATAACAATCTGCCGGTTTGGACTTCACTTTACCAAACATCACCTGCCATATATCTAGAAAGACAGGCAGATATATTGATTACTTTTGGAACAGGTACCATTTCAGCTGAACAGGAAGTTGCTACTAATGCCTTCTGGGACACTACACTAAAATTAGCTTATACTGTAGATGACGATAATCAACTAAACTTTGTGGAGCAAACCAGATCTTATTCTTTTGAAGAAGCATCTATGGGTAATCCTCAGGCAGGAAATGTTAATCCTTTTGGTCCAACCGGATCACCTTCTGCTACTGGAGCTGAAGTACCAGAAGTTCAGAGAGGTCTTCGTCGTTGGGTTGGATGGACTGCCATTTTAAGAAATCTGCAGCCTGGACACTATAAATTTTCAGTTTACGCTAATGCCAAAGTAGAAGAAGGTCTATTAGGTGCCAGACAATTTAAGGCAGAAGTTTTCTACACATAATAATCTATCGAAAAAAACAATTTTAAGTTATATATAATTACATAAAGGAGATTCTCATGGATCCAGTCACATTAGCAATTCTCGCAGGCGTAGGTGGAGCAACTGTCTCATCATTGCCTGCTCTACTACCTAGCAAATTAGCCAGAGAAAACAAGAAGCGCTTAGAAGCGTTAAAAGAACGTGAAGCAAAAGGTCAGCTTGGTCTAACAGCAAAAGAAGAAGCTGCAATTGGTGGTAGGCTGAGAACTACTGCTGATGTGGCTGCAGAACAAGCTGAACAGCAGCAAAAAGCTTTATTGGCAGGTGGTGGAGCCGCAAGAGGCGGTCAAGCTCTAGCACAAGCCACTGCATCTCAGCAGCAACGCATGGCTTTGGAAACTGAAGTTGGACAAAAGATTTTAGAAGCTGATCTTGCTGAAAAACAGAGAGAAGAAGACGAGATGAGAGCTTTGGAAGCTGCTGTTGAAGAAAGACGCAGAGAAGTAATAGGTGCCGCTGCTGGTATTGCTGGTGCTGGTATCCAGGCAGGATTTACGGCATCTGCTCAGCAAGCTATTATGCAAGGGCAAAAAGATATATCACCAGCAAAGACAGCAGCTCTCGCTCAGCAATTAGGCGTAAGTGAACCAGAAGCACGTGGTATGTACGAACTTGCTATAGAAAATCCTGAAATGATGAGATATCTCACAGCTTTGCAGAAATAAGGAGCAATAATGGCTATCCGTAATGTGAATGGACGTAATGTCTATGTTCTAGAACCCCAGACACAGTTTGGTAAAACCACAACTGGAGCGAATTGGGCTACACTTTATACTGATCTCAGATGGAAAGTGTGGGAAGAAGTACAAAAGAATGAAGCAGCCATGCTCAAAATGGAAATGGCTTCTGCCAAAGTACGCAAAGATTATTATGATGACAAAATTAAAGTACTTCAGGATCAGCGTAAACAGCTCCAGTCAGCTTCTCTAAAAGGTCAAGGTGGAAATGCAGGATCTGCTAACCGTGATTATTTCTCTGGTGCTAGAATACTTCAAAAAGATGCTGAAGCAACTTCTAGACAGGTTAAAACAAAGATTAAACCTGAAGAAACAATTGCAGGTGTAACAATTCCAGAATCTCGAGAAATAACAGAAATAGCAAGAGAAGGTGGTGGATTACCTGCTGAAGTCAGAGAAGGCATTCAAAAAAGAATGCGTGCAATCGATCAACAATTAGAAGCTCCTCCTGCTGAAGGTGAAGCACCTGCACCTGCCGGTCTTACTATCGATCAGCAAATTGAAGCACTTGATAGAGACTTGGAACAACTACTTCTTCAGCGTCAAACTGCAGTTGGTGGTTTAGATGCTGACCTTCTGGGTAGAACAAGAGAAGCATATGCCTCTCAGGTCGGTGTTATGGGTCGCGGTGGCGGTCCATTTGGTTTGGCTCCTCGTCCTCGTAGAACTATGCCTTATGTTCAGCAAGAACTAGCACAGCAAAGAATAGAAGAATTTGTTCCTGGTTATGAAGCTCAACAAAGAAGGGTAGAAGAAGAACAAAAGAAGCTTTCTGATTTACAGAGAGCAAGAGAAGATGTAATTCTTCTTATCACACCAGAAGAAGCAGCAGACAGAGAAACTATGTCTCGTAATGAGGCTTTGCTTGCTGGTCTAAATGAAGAAATTGAAACACAAAAATCTGCTGTTCAGACTGCTATGCAACCACTTGTAGATTTACAAGCTGAGGTTACACCAAGAGAACCTGGTGAACTACTTCTTCGTGATAGACCACGTATACCAGCAGGTGAATTTGAACCTCCTCGTATGGCTGGACAAGAAGAAGTATCAAGTCCTGCTGCAATGAGAAGAGCTGAAGAAAGACTAGAAGCAATAGACAGAGGATTGGAACCTTACAAAGAA